TGAGATTGCGAAACATCTAACTATCGAAGAAGTGCGGGATGCATTCCATACAAATCAAATTCAAAGCAAAAAACAAGCAAGCCTAGCCTTTGATTCAATAAGTAGTAATGCTGAAAAAGTGTTATACATTGGGTCATGGCTAGGCTTTCTTACTAGAGCATTAGTTGAAAAATATCCATCTATAAACTTCTATGAAGTTGATATGGACACAAGATGTAAAGAAGTTAGTGGTCGCTTCAATTACACATTCAAAAACTATCTAGGTCACGAATCTATAAACATCGATGAATTCGAAGCAATCAACGAGTTTGATACTATTATCAATCTAAGTTGTGAACACATGACTACCGATTGGTACAAGAGAATTAAACCAGGAACTCAACTTGTTATACAAAGCAACAATCTGGTAATCGAAGACCATATAAACAATTGCAAGTCACTAGATGACTTTAAAAGTAAATATCCTCTCAGCAAAATATCATACGAAAACACATTAGAACTTAACGTCTTTAACAGATTTGCATTATCTGGCGTAAAATAGTCAGTCATAAATACAGATATGAGTATATTTGTTATTATATTGCTAGGATTTATTTGGTACCAATTCATCAGCGTAATTGGTCTATCTATTGGATTGCATAGATATTTTGCACACAACCAGTTTAAATTTAAATATCTTTCTTCGTTTTGGGAGACATTGGTTTTATTTTTATCGTTGTTAGCAGGTTCACGTAGTCCACTAGGATGGATTGGCGCACATAGAATTCACCATAGATATTCTGACACTAAAAAAGACCCACATAGTCCATTACATATAGGATTTTTTAATGTACTATTCAGTACTTGGAAAGTGAAAGAAATTCCTATAACATACGTTAGAGATTTGTACACAAACAAAAGAGTTATGTTTTTTCATAAGCATTGGAAAAAGATATGGGGAATTACAGGAATAATTTCTCTACTGATATCATCAGAATTCTTTCTTATATTTGTAGTTTCTCCTTTCATATTTGGATGGTTGAGTTATGGAATATTCAACTCACTAGGTCACAAAGATGGAAAGCCAGTCACTAATAGATTTATAAATCTTTTATCTGGCGGAGAAGGACCACACGATGTTCATCATAGTAATAGTAAACAGATAAAATTAAGTAAGTATGATATATCAGGAATTATAATTGAAAAGTGTTTAAGATAATAGAAGAAGCACCACCTCAATGGTTACTTGATGACATAGCAGGTGGTAACGATAAACTAAAAGACAATTATACATTAGAAAATATAAAGTTACAAGAAATGATATGTTTCTGTATGTTGATGTATAATGATGATATAGTTGGGTTCAGTGGATTACAACGTAAACCATTGTGGCCCGAGCCTTTTGGCGATTGGGAAGACAATACACCAAGGGTCAATTCACGTTGTTATATAGCACCAAAGTTTAGACAATATAAAATAAGAGGTGATAGAATTCGCTATCCGTGGAAGTATCTAGCACCTTATCAGATTGAAATGGCAGATAAAATGGGGTATAATAAGTTATTTTGGTCAACAGAATTATACAAACGTCCAGGAAAAACCATGGACTTAACTATTGAATATGCAAAGAAATATTTGCCAGAGAATTGGCACTATAACAGATTAGAGGGTTATAGAGATATAAATGGAGTTGAACAAGAAGTATGCGAGATATTGAAATCATAGATAACATTCATACAAAAGAAGATTTTATAAAAGAATTAGAAAAGTATGGAACAGTTAACAGAGATATAGACTTGCCAGTCATTACAAGTAAAGAGACTAAAGAAGTCACTGAACAAATTTGGCACCAAGATGGTTTACAAATAGAACACCAACCACAGTATCAAGCATTATGGTGTTCACATGCTGAAGAAGAATGTCCATCTACACAGTATGTTTCTACAAGAATATCAGAAGAAGAGGCTCTAAAGCACATTGATGTTGTAGAGGGTTATGAATTCAAAGAAGCAATAGATGATGGATTGTTTTATAGATTTGAAAAAGAATCACATAAAAGGTATTATTTAAAAAAGATTTACAAAGGTAAAAGACCAATCATTCTACAAGATGATATAGGTTATTACACTAGATGGTGTCCAATGTCATCATATAGAAACGAATCATTAGAAGAAGCAGTCTTTAAAAACGAAATACAAGAAATAGAGTGGATATCTGGTAGAGTTGTGATATCAAACAACATTGCAACGTTACATAGACGAACTCCAAACAAGAATGTGTCAGGAACAAGAAGTCTTTATAGAGCATATGTACACATATGATACGTCCAATAACATTTCTTAATTTAGAGCATCTTATTGATAGAGATGGGTTAAAAGAAGATATGAATAACGCAACGTTTATTCCATTTTCAGACTCTTCGATAAAGGAGGGGTTCTTTAAACATGCGCCACACTGGGAACAAGCGAAAGTTGATGATACTTACGAAATGCCATTTGTGTCTAAAATTAACGAATTAATAAAAGGAAAGGCTAAATTTTATAAACAACATGCGTATCATAGTGTGCCTCCACATGCAGATATAGATACACTTTGTTGTATAAATATTTTAATATCAGAAGATAATGCACCAGTAAATTTCGAAGATTGGGGCGATTTTACTTACCATTGTGCGTTATTGGATGTAACACAAAGACATAGCATTATCTCTTGGCAAGAAGAAAGACATGTATTAAAATTTAGCATATTTGACCGAACATACAACCAGGCATTAGAAGAGTTTAAAGATTATATCTCTCCAGAGCAAGGACCTATTCAATATAAAAAAAATATTAAAAAAACATCAAAAAACGCTTGACATTGATTCGTGCTTGTGTTACTATATATTAATCAACAGGTGCCTATGTCTCCTCTAAACCTCTCTCATCGACATAGACTACTTGTTGCTTCAGCCCAAAGGGGTTGGGTGGGTTAGACCTTAACGTACCACTCTAAAAAGCACAAAAAGGAAATGTAAGGCGGGAAACCCAATGTCAGAAATGATGTTGGGTTTTTCTTTTACCTAAATACTTGTATCTTAGAGGAGCCCATCATGTCACCGAAATCAATAGAACGCACAAAGTGGCTCGCTACACTTATGTTTGTATGTGCTGGAACACTCATATCTTTGAATCTACCACAATCTAAATATGCATTTCCATTATTTGCTTCGGGACATCTGATTGCAATATACGTTTTTGCGATATTAAAAGATAAACCTTTAATAGTACAAAATATATTTTTCTTATGTATTGATGTAATAGGAATATATCAGTGGATATTAGCGCCTATATTTTTTCTTTAACGCTGTTTAGATACTCAGTAAGAATCTTTGAACTTCCTACTCGTACATTGATAATACCATTATAGTACTCATCCGTTTCAAGCACTCTACGGTCAAACTGTTCTTTGGCTTCTACATAACTTAATGCACCACGACTCGGGCAATAGTGTAGAATTTCACGTGAAAATTTATCGGGACCTAATTTTTTTACGTCCGCATTCAAATGGTCAGACGAACCCCAATAGGTTCTCCAATCACTTTCTTTATAACCACGTCTTTTGTTCTTACGTCCCTTAAGAGGTGGTTTAGTGGTTTTAAATCTTGCTAACTTCTTACCTATGTATTTTCGGTCATTTGTAAGATTCGTAATCAAATATACAAATCCCTCAACATTATCAGGTAAATCATTTACAACTTTATTATTGTATGTCCAATCACTCATTGCTATCTCATTGTTTATATCTTAATAGGTCTAAAGACCTAATATCTTCAGAAATTTCTTTTCGTTTCACTCAAAGAAGATTTCATCGATATTTATTTCTTCCATATAATTATATATCAATATTATATCCATGATTATAACTGCTTGATAGTTTGGAAGACACAATTGCCCATCCACAGGGCAACTGCTGAGATACTTGATAAGTTCATCAGATTCTATGTCTAAGTTAGCCACTAGCAATGGCGAGGTCGGTTGGCGATTCCCTCGTAACTTAGTATTGCGTCTTTCGACCCAACGGCACTTTGAATAATCCACATAGAATAAAATATCATCAAAGTTGGTAGTGTTTTAGAAACCTACCTGCGGTTTGTACATTTCTGTACGGTAAATACTAGTCATTCAATTACCTTTAGAGTAACGAATGTTTCGATACAAACAGTTCTTGTGGTTAACGAGAAGCAGTGTCGGAGTTCACCCAACTTGTCCGAACGTATGTATAATATACGCCCTCAATCCCGAGTCGGCAGCCCGACTAACAGTTCCACTATGTATTGCCTTATTAGAATCATTATTAGCCTTAATATCTTTAGATTTTGTATCAGGTTTTGGGATTTGTATTAGATTTGTATCGATTTATATTAGTTATGGTGACCATACTAACATAGTGGAAAAGGGATGTCAACCTTTTTTGTAACTTTTTTTATATTTTTTATAAAATAGGTGTTCCAGCCTGTTTACTTAACTCAAAGTTCTCAGAAACTATCTCATTTAAGTGCTGAATGTGACCCGCCGGCATGTCATGTAACTCGGATATACTAACGCCACCACGCATATACCACGTAAGTTTATACAAAGATTTGTGCAGAGCGTCAAGTGATTTTTCGTAGGACTCTTGTTTCGCTCTTACGTCAGTATCGCTGGCAGTCTTCAACCAGCGGAGGAAAAATTTACAGGGTTCATGTCAAATGTGACTTCCTCTGTGTGTTTACATGCCTCACAAGTAAACTCAAATGTTGCTATGTCACTTATATTTGGTGAAACATTGTTTACAGTTTCATTTATTTTCTTAACAACATCTGCTGGTATATTATCCATGAATTCTGTAATCATCTCTTTTTCAAAAATAACATTTTCTGGAGTTTCAATCCTGTCTATAGAACTTACTAATAAGTCTACGTTTTGTTTAGACACTTTTCTGAAACTAGTAGCAAATGCTTTTGCCATTGCCAACTCGTCTTCTTCGCCTTCAATCTTATTAGAACTCATATTACTTAGAATTCTAGCCTGTTCTACTTCCATAAGTGCAAGTCTTGTTAGACTTTCTATTTTTGGCGGAGTTACAAAGATTTTAAGGTCTTCGTATTTTATTGGCTCAATGTCAGAAATTTCTGGGAATTTACCTAATATGCTATTGATGTCAATATTGTAATCTGCTTGTTCACTACATTCAGAACAAGTGTGTGTATGTTCTACTTCGTTACCATACGTTGCGTATTTGATTGCCAAGAATATCATCTCTGCATCGATATTACATAGATTTCTTGGATTAGGTATTGATGGTACACAACTACGGATAAGATTTATTAATGCCTCTCCGTTTAATAGTTCGTCAGGATTTTGCATTGATATTTCATCAATAGCAGTCATCGGAAGTATAGGTAACTCGTCCAATACAGTTTTTTCTATTTCTGGATTAAATCTGCCACCAGTCGGAATTTGTACATATATTCCCGGTTTACGAAAATATTTGGATAATGGGTTCTCATTGGTGTTCATTTGTTTGTCCTTTGATAAATACAGTATAATAAGGTTAGTAATTAAGTATATACATAATTATTTATCTTCAACAATAACTACGAAGTTTTTATAACTAAATTAAAGGTTTTTCATGGCAGATGATTCACAAGACGTTTTTATTACAGGTGTAGGCGGTAACGTTGCCCAGTGGAGTACTGAAGCAACTGCCTCTCAAATGGCAGGTGCATTAAAAAAAATTGGTAGCCAAAATACAAAGATAATTGAACTCTTAACTAAAATGATGAGTGGTCAATCTGTTACTGTTAAACAGGCAGGTAAAGCAATTGGTGAAGGTGCAAAACTTCAAAGAAGTATTGATAAACAAACAGCAAAAGATACTACAAACGCAAACACGAGCCAAAGAGTATTAAGAGACATTGATAAAAAGTTTGGTGGCTTTGGTTCACTATTCGATGGTCTTAATACCACAATGGGTAAACAGTTAGTCCAAGAAAAGAAAACTACAAAAGCAGTTGAGCGTCTTATGAAAGCGTCAGGAATGTCTGAGGGTGATGCGAGAGCAACAGTTGAGGCAGACAACAAAGCAAAAGAGCAGATGAACTTTTTGAAAAAGGCAGTAGTAAGTATCGCTTCAGTCTCATTGATGGCAGAAGAGGCTACTAGAGCAGGATTTGAAGAAAGATTTGATATGGCATCTGAACTTCGTCAATCTGGTTTGATGAATGGCTTAAGTGGTATGAACGAAGGAATGATTGATATTGCTAGAACGATATCTGAAACTGGCTTTACTTTCGGTCAAGCCGCAGAATTTACTAAAGCATTTTCTGAAGCAGTTGGCGTAAAAGGCGTAAAGGCTACATTAGATTTTGTAAACAATATGGCACAAGGTCCTACTGGATTAATGGAACAGTTTAGTTTAGAGTTTGGACAAGTTGCTCACTTATCTGGTGAATACTTAGAATCTTTAAGACTTTCAGGTCAACTTAATAGAATGAGTGACCAACAACAGAGACTTGGCATGGACAGTTTTATGTCTAATGTTCAAGCAACATCGAATGTACTAAAAGTTTCAATGGAAGAAGCGGCATCTATAATGAAGAATGCTTTGACTGATGAACAACGAGGCATGCTTTTAACTCTTCCAGACCAAATGCAAACGTCATTAAAGGCTGGAATGGAGTTTATGGGTGGAATGAATAATCCACTTGCTGAATTAATAACTACAAGATTAGGCGCAGGAGCAAATCAGTTTATGCAAACTGAACAATTCCAAGAAATGTCTGGCTCTCAAGCAGGTTTAGAATTGATTAAGTTCACTAATCAAGCGGCTAATGTTTTAGAAACACAAGGTGATGCGGCATTCCAAGAATTCATGGCTGGCCAAGGTTCTGGATTTATTGACGATTTGATAGAGACATTCTCGTCTTCTCAAAACAGAGGTGTTGCATTTACTGATGGAACTATGGCTCTCATTGGTCAGTTAGCGGCTTTTCAACAAACATTAAGTGAGGCTGGACAAGGCATATCTGGTGGTGATAGAGCAGACTCAGTAGAAATGAGAAACAGAGAAGCAAAACGTCAAGCCTCAGTTGGATATGAAGATGCATTTAATGCCCTTATGCCAGGTTTTATTGATAACGTTGAAAATCTAACAGAAACAAATAGAAGATTTGCAGAAACTGCCAGAGATACAATTACAGAAAACGCAAATTTAATTGATGGATTTAGTAATGCTACTACTGGTGTAAAACAAGTAGTAGTAGAAACAGCCTCACTTGTTACTAAAATGCTTCAGTTTCCAGCATTTGTATTCGACGGAGTTGGTAGTGTGTTTGGAACAAATGTACTAAGTAATGATGGTAGGTCTGCCCAAGACTTCACAAAAGCAGGTAAACAAGGTCGTACAATCAGTAATTCTCAAATGCAAGATTTTGAAAAATATACTAATGATATGATTGAAAAGATTGGTAAAGATAAAAATGCAACTGCCGAAGATAGAAGAGCAGATTATGAAAGACTATTACAGTCACTATCAACCATTATGATTACTCAAACGGCAGAGGGCTCAAATGCTAATAGTATAAATCAAACACAACAGAAGATATTAGCCAGTCTAACTACTTTAATCAATCAGTTGAAGAATTAAGGGATGAGGTTGACAATGTATACAAAATATGTTAATATAGATAAAATTAGGAATAAATTATGACTTGGAAAAAGTACTTTAAAACATATGACGGTGTTCCACGCCCGGCAGAAACAGGACCAGCACAAAATAATGCTTCGAGTTCTAAATATAGCAGTTGGTTACCAGAGGTCTATATGGGTCAACCGAATCGTGCCCAACGTTATGGTCAATATGACCAAATGGACATGGATTCAGAAGTCAATGCGGCATTAGATACAATTGCAGAGTTCTCTACATTGTTTAGTGAAACTACTAAATTGCCATTTAACATTCAATACAATGATGACCCATCGTTTACTGAAAACGAAATTCTTCAAAAGTCATTACGTCAATGGTGTTCAATGAATAAGATGAACAAACGTATCTTTAGAATTTTTAGAAATACAGTTAAGTACGGTGACCAATTATTCGTTAGAGACCCACAGACATACAAACTATATTGGGTAAACCCATCAAAGGTTGAAAAAGTTGTCGTAAACGAAGGCAAAGGCAAAAAGATTGAAGCATATTACATTAAAGATTTAGATATTAATATGCAAAGTCTTAATATTACCGCAGACACAGTTAAACTATCACAAACTGGCAGTCAGAAGATGGGTATTCCTACATCTACATCTGGTATGCAACAAAGTTATGGTTCAGGTGCGGATGGTCAAGGTTCAAGGTTTGCAAACGATGTAACAACTACAGCAATTGATGCCAAGCATGTTATTCATGTATCTTTAAGTGAAGGTATAGACCAATACTGGCCGTTTGGTACAAGTATGCTTGAGCCTGTATTTAAAGTATACAAACAAAAAGAATTACTAGAAGACTCTATTATTATCTATCGTGTACAACGTGCGCCAGAACGTAGAGTATTCTATATCGATGTCGGTGATATGCCAACTCACAAAGCACGTCAACACTTAGAGCGTATTAAGAACGAAATTCATCAACGTAGAATCCCATCTAAAACTGGTGGTGGTGCTAACGTTGTTGATAGTGCGTATAATCCACTATCAATCATGGAAGATTACTTCTTTGCTCAAACGGCTGAAGGTCGTGGTTCTAAAGTTGAGACACTTCCAGGTGGTGAGAACTTAGGTGAAATTGATGATTTGAAATTCTTCAATGATAAACTACTAAGAGGTCTACGTGTTCCACCAAGTTACTTGGGTGGTATGGATGCAAATGGTTCTGCGTTTAACGATGGTAGAACTGGTACTGCGATGATACAAGAGTTCAGATTTACAAAGTATTGTGAAAGACTACAACAACTTATTGTTGAAGAACTAGATAAAGAATTTAAGATGTTCTTAAAGCACCGCGGTGTTGTGATTGAAAGCAGTTCTTTTGATTTGTCATTCAACACTGTCCAGAACTTCGGTAAGTATCGTCAAGCAGAAGTAGACCAAGTAGCAATGAACGTATTTACAAGCATTGAAAGTGCAGATTACATTAGTAAGCGATTTGCAATGAAACGTTTCTTAGGATTATCTGAAGAGGAAATCTTAGAAAACTCAATGATGTGGAAAGAAGAACGTGATGTTACTGACCCACTTCAAGGCAGTGATGATGGACTTAAAGGTGTAGGAGCATCTCCGGGTCCAGCAGGCGGCGACTTTGATGGTGGTGGCGACATGGAAGACTTTGATGATTTAGAAGGTGATGCAACTGATGATGCGTCTGTGATTTCTGGAGAAGAAAACACAGAAACTGACGAAGATGCATAAATACTAGTATGAAATATATTGAAATAAATGAGAACTATTCGCCAGAAGAAGACGAGTTTAACGCTATCGATTTAGAAGATACACGTAAAACTCGACTGACTCTTGTACACCTTTCTAAACTTAGAAAGATAAGAGAGTATAGAAAGTTTCAAAAAGCGGCTGATAATGAGCAAATCCAGAAGCAATACGGCGGTTCTTCTGATGAAGCACCTGCTGGTGGCGGCGCATTAGACTTATAAAAAACTTATATTTCATTATTAAGTACGGTTTTATAAATTAGTAAAACTTACTAAATATCTTAAGTTCGGTGAGAAAACCGAAAAAAATGCTCATTTCCGAGCATTTTCCCAATATACTTACATAATCCCCATAAATACTTGTGTATGAAACTCACTTTGCAACAAATTGGCGCATTGCTTGTTTCTATAACCCTGCCGCAATTGTAGTGGCTATTAAAAGATTATTAAGGAGACTTAACATGTCCAGAAGTACACTAGAACAAGTGCTAGAATTGTTAATCAATGAAGAGAATGCAAAAGCAGAATCGCTTTTACATGACTTCGTTGTTGAACAAGCACGACAAATCCATGAGGATTCTTTAAACGAAAGCGACACAGTTGTAGAAGAAGAACTTGAGGAAATTGAAGAATCAGAAGAAATCGAATCTTTAAACGATGATATCGAAGAAGATTCTGATGAAATTGAAACAGAAGAAATGTTTGACGATGAAGATATGTCTGACGATGATGCTGAAGAAGACCTAGAAATGGGTGATGAAGAGCCAGCGGAAGAGATTGAAGACAGAGTTGAAGATTTAGAATCAGCGTTATCTGACCTAGAAGCAGAATTTGAAAAAATTATGGCTGGCGAAGACGATGCAGAAGATGAAGGCGAAGAAATGGATATGGACGATATCGATTTAGATATTGAAGAGCCAGAGATGGAAGAATCAGTTGAAGAAGTTGTTGAAACAGAAGAAACTGACGAAGCAATCGAAGAAGCCGCATCAGAAGATTTAGATGAAGATGCATCTGAAGAAGAAGAAAAGTTGGAAGAATATACAATTCCAGCATCTGCTAAAGAAGGCGACAATGGCGAAGGTTCTTCACCAGTTGCTAAAGATGGCGGCGCAGACGAAAGTGACGCGGCACCAGTTGGACAAAACGATGGTAACACATCTGGCGGTTCAGCATCAGCAGAAGATATGAAAACAGGTAATGTAAACACAGTTGGCAACAAGAAAGCGCCAGCACCGAAAAAAGCCTAAGTAATAAACTCTTTTAGGAGAAACCAATGACAGTTCTTATTGAAAAATATACACATAATCAAGCAAACGTTAAGTCACGTATTGTTGAGAACGAGTCAGGTGAAAAGAATATGTTTATGGAAGGCATTTTCGTTCAAGGTAACGTTAAGAATGCTAACCAAAGAATGTATCCTGTGAGCGAAATATCTAAAGCAGTGGAATCAGTCCAAAAAAGAATTAAAGAGGGCTTTCCAGTGTTAGGTGAATGCGACCATCCACCTGAATTAACAGTCAACGTTGACCGTGTTTCACATATTATTGAAAATATGTGGATGGATGGCGCTGATGGATTTGGTAAACTAAAGATTGTTCCTACACCAATGGGCAACATTATCAGAACACTAATCGAATCAGGTGCCACTTTAGGCGTCTCGTCTCGTGGTTCTGGTGAAGTTGACCACGCTGGTAAAGTTAGCAATTATGAAATTATCACTGTCGATATTGTGGCACAGCCAAGTGCCCCGGATGCATATCCAAAAGCAATATACGAAGGATTAATGAACATGCGTGGCGGTTACCAAACTTGGCAACTAGCACAAGGTGTTCAACAGGACAAGACTGCACAGAAGTACTTGTCAAAAGAAATAGTTAAGTTCATTAGAGAACTTAAACTTTAATTGAAAGAAGGAGAACCAACAATGGCAACAAATGAAATCCTTGCTGGTCTTCTTGAGTCTGATGTTTTAAGTGAAGAAGTTTCACATCAAATATCAGAGGCTTGGGAAGCACAAATAAATGAAGCAAGAGAGGAGATAACAGCCGAGTTGCGTGAAGAGTTTGCACAGAAGTTCGAACATGACAAATCAGTGATTGTAGAAGCCATGGATAACATGCTTTCATCAGCAATCAAAACTGAAATGGATGAGTTCAAAACTGACCGTGAAGCCCTAATCGCAGAACGTGTTGCATATAAGAAAGCAATTTCTGAACATGCATCTCTCCTTGAAAAATTCATTACTTCTCAATTAGCAAATGAAGTTAAAGAATTACGTGACGACCGTGCTAAAGTTAACGAACATTTAGATAGAACTAAAGATTTCGTTGTTAAACAACTTTCACGTGAACTTGCGGAATTCCACGATGATAAGCGTGATTTAGTGGAAACTAAAGTACGCATGGTAGCAGAAGGTAAAGAGATTCTTAATAAGACTAAGAATTCATTTATCAAGCGTTCAGCAGAATTGGTCGAAAAGACAATTGATACTGCTTTACGTTCTGAATTGGCTGTTCTTAAAGAGGACATCCAAGCGGCTAAAGAAAACGAGTTTGGCCGTAAGATTTTTGAAACATTCGCTGGCGAATTTATGACCTCACAACTAAGTGAAGGTACTGAAGTTGCTAAGATTACTAAAAAATTAGAAGAATCTGCTTCCGAGATTGCTAAGTTAGAAGCAACAATTACTGAAAAAGAAGAAGCCATCTCAAGCGCCGAAACTGCAAAGAAAGTGCTAGAAGACAGAATGGACCGAAACAAGGTCATGGAAAGTCTTTTATCGCCTCTAGGCAAAGAAAAGCGTACAGTTATGGTTGATTTACTTGAAACAGTAAAAACAACTAATTTAAAATCTGCATTTAAGAAATACTTGCCTGCAGTTTTGAATGAGAACGTCTCAACAGAGGCAAAACAATCGTTAAATGAAGGCAAAGTAACAGAACACACTGGCGATAGAGTTGAAGAAGTAGTAACTTCAGAAGCAACATCACAGGGTAGCGATGCCAATATAATCCAGTTAAAGAAATTGGCTGGACTTAAATAATAACCAGAAACAGGAGAGAAAGATGGAAAATCTTTTCGAAGGAAATAACTGGGATACTACACGTGAAACACTTTTAGATGGTCTAGAAGGTAACAAACGTGACGTAATGTCCTCAGTTTTAGAAAACACAAAACAAGCACTTACAGAAAGTGCGGCAGCGGGTGCAACACAGGCTGGTAATATTGCTACTTTGAACAAAGTTATTTTACCAATCATTAGACGTGTTATGCCAACTGTTATTGCAAACGAAATCATCGGCGTACAGCCAATGACTGGTCCAGTTGGACAAATTCACTCACTAAGAGTACGTTATGCAGAATCAGCCGGTGGCGCAACAGCAGGTGCTGAAGCACTTTCACCATTTGATATTGCTAACAACTACTCTGGCGACGGTTCAAGTGCTCCGGCACCAACTGCGTCTATGGAAGGTGAAGCAGGTAACAAAATGTCAATTCAAGTGTTGAAACAAACAGTTGAAGCGAAAACACGTAAGTTATCAGCACGTTGGACATTCGAAGCGGCACAAGATGCTAATTCAATGCACGGCTTAGACGTTGAAGCAGAAATCATGGCAGCACTTGCTATGGAAATCACTGCTGAAATCGACCAAGAAATTTTAGGTTCACTAAAATCATTGGCTACATCAGCGGCTACAGACTTCGACCAAACTGCTATTGGCGCCCGTCACACTACAACTTTTGTTGGTGACGAACATGCGGCACTTGCAACATTAATGAACAGAGAAGCAAACCTAATTGCACAACGTACTCGTAGAGGCGCGGCAAACTGGGCAGTAGTTTCTCCAACAGCATTAACATTGCTACAGTCTGCAACTACATCAGCATTTGCTAGAACTACTGAAGGTACTTTTGAAGCGCCAACAAACACTAAGTTTGTAGGTACTTTGAACGGCTCAATGCGTATCTATGTAAACACATACGCTACAGACGACACAGTTCTTTTAGGTTATAAAGGTCAAGGCGAAATTGACGCGGCTGCGTTCTATTGCCCATACGTTCCATTAATGTCATCAGGCGTTGTGGTTGACCCAAGTTCATTCGAACCAGTAGTATCATTCATGACTCGTTACGGGTATGTTGAATTGAACAACACTGCATCATCACTTGGTAATGCGGCTGACTACGTTTCAAAAATTGCAATGAGCAACGTTTCATTCACATAATATTTTATTATATTAATAATGAATAGAAAAAGCCACCTTCGGGTGGCTTTTTTAATGCCTGATTCCAAACCTATAAGATAAATACATATAATAATGATGTACTAGTATTTTTTTGGAATAAAGCATGGCAGAACAAATCAAATTTGGTGATAGACTATATCTAAAAGGACAAGAATTGATTTTGGATAATGGTTCTAATAATGCCGTTATAAAATCAATTGATGGAACTTTAAAGGTTGACGATAATCTTGTTGTAACTGGTGACTTAACAGTCAATGGAACAGCAACTACTGTTAATTCTACAACTCTAACTGTTGATGATAAGAATATAGAACTTGGTTCGGTAACTACTCCCACAGATGCAACCGCAAATGGTGGTGGTATTACTCTTAAAGGCGCTACTGATAAAACAATTTTGTTTGTAGACTCAACAGACACTTGGGATTTTAGTGAAAAAGTTAAATCTGTGAATGGCTTTGAAGGCAATCTAACAGGTAACGTAACTGGTAATGTAACAGGTAACGTAACTGGCGATATGACTTCGACCGGTATTTCTACATTTGCACAAATTGATGTTAATGGTGGTTTTTTAGATACTGTTGTAATTGGTGATACGGATCCTGGACCAGGAACATTTTCTGTAATTGCTGGCGATGGCGCTAACATTACTAACGTTCTTACAAATTATACAACAGATACATTAACTGAAGGTTCTTCTAATCTATATTTTACAGATGCAAGAATTGACACACACTTAAACCAAAGCAATCCAAATAGTGGTTACGTTCTATCATGGAACGGCACAGATTATGTTTGGGCTCCACCTAGTATAAATTTTGATAAACAATTTAGTTCACTACTTAATACACCCACTACATTGGCGGGATATGGAATTACAGATGCGGCTACATCGACACAGGGTGCATTAGCAGATAGCGCCTTACAAAGTGAAACTATTAGTTTAGCAACACTAAAGGCTGAAGTTGCGGCTAGCACAGACTTTGCAGACTTTAAATCACGTATAGCGGCATTATAAGGAATAAAAATGGCAGAACAAATTAAATTCGGCGATAGACTTTATCTAAAAGGTGAAGAATTAGTTTTAGATAACGGTTCTGGTTCTGGAGTTATTAAAGCCACTAGTGGCACTGTTGAAATTAAGGGTAATCTAGTAGTAACTGGAGACACTACTACAGTTAACTCAATTCAAACTAGTTTTGCTGACCCGAAACTTTTAATTAATGGCGACTTGACTGGTGCTCCATCTGAAGATGTTGGTATAGAAATTGAACGTGGTACTTCAGACAACAAATTCTTATTATGGAACGAAACGACAGACAAATGGTCAGTTGGTGCTGAGACATTTGTTGCAGGAATATTCGAAGGCAATTTAACAGGTAACGTAACGGGAGATATAACATCATCTGGTTCTACATTCTCAAATATAGATATTAATGGTGGCGCAATTGATGGAACAATTATTGGCGCAAACACACCAGCGGCTGGCACATTCTCAACTGTAAATGCGACAACTATAACTGGTGCGTTAGTAGGCAATGTAACAGGTACAGTTTCTAGTATTGCTAATCATACTACAAGTGATTTGACTGAAGGAACAAACTTATATTATACTGATGCAAGAGTTGATGCAAGATATGCCACATTACAAGCAGATAGTAATTTCATAGAAACATTAGATGGACAAAACGGTGCGTATTACTTAGATTATAATAACTTAACAAACGTGCCAACAGTTATTGGCAGTATTGATGATTTAAGTGATGTTGATACAACAACAAATGCGCCTACAACTGGACAAACTATCATATGGAATGGTACTAACTTTGTTCCTGGTAATAATTTTAGTCAATCAGATTTTGATTCAGCATTCACTGCCAAAGACACAGATGACCTAAGTGAAGGTACAACAAATTTATATCATACGACAGCAAGAGCAAGAGCATCTATTAGTGCTACGGGTAGTTTAAGTTATGATAGTGGCACAGGTGTTGTTTCATATACACAGGGCAATACAGATACTGTAGCAGAAGGTTCAACTAATCTTTACTACACAGATGCAAGAGCGGATGCAAGGGCACAGTTAAAGATTGATGCTTTAGTTGACTCTTCGCCAGGAACATTAGATACATTAAATGAATTAGCGGCCGCCTTAGGCGATGACGCAAATTTTGCCACTACGATGACAACTTCATTAGCAGGCAAAGAACCAACTATAACTGCTGGTACAACATCTCAATATTATAGAGGTGATAAATCATTTCAAACATTAGACACACTTGCAGTTGCAGAAAATACAAATCTATATTATACAGATACAAGAGCAAGAGCGGCTATTAGTGCGACAGGTAGTTTAAGTTATAACTCATCAACTGGTGTCATATCTTTCACACAAGGTAATACAGATACAGTTGCAGAAGGCTCATCAAATTTATATTACACAGATGCTAGAGCAGATGCACGGGCACAATTAAAGATTGATGCATTAGTAGATTCAGCACCTGGAACATTAGATACATTAAATGAATTAGCCGCGGCACTTGGAGATGATGCTAACTTTAGTACAACGATAACAAACTCTATTGCTACTAAACTGGCAATAGCAGATTTTAATTCTACATTTGACACAAGAC